TTTGTTAGCATTCAAGTACTTTGCAAACGCTTGCATTGACATCTTCTTTTGATCGCTACCAAAAATACTGGTAGACGGAAGGTCAAGTTGGTACACCGTATCGTCAGTTAACTCACCATTGTCATCAGCTAAGATGACCGCTATGCGTTGCCGAAACCGACACGCACGGGAGTTACCCTGACCGGAGCCTTTTATGTTTTGCTTACAATCAAAACATGTAATGTGTTGTTTACCTTCGCCAACATTCTTTGAAGGTCGCCCACTTGCCTGATCATCAGACCAACAAGTGGGGGCGTTGTGATCGCCGGACACGAACTCACCAGCATAATACATTCTTGAGATCGGTGCAGTCTTTACTATCGCAAGTTTTAACGCATCGTCCTCAAAAACTTCGGACTCCCTACCGCCAATCACTTTGCGAAACGCACTCTCTCGAATACTTATCCGACTGATCTCTGACTTCAAAGGCTCAGGTTTTAGCTTTGAGAATAAGTTTCTATAACTTTCAGGTAACCCGTCAGAGGTCATCATCTAGTTCCGACAGCATTTCTGCTACGTTGCTCTCTTCTACATCAGGTACGACTTCGCTCGGCTTCTCCTTACTGTGCTTCTTAACAAAGTCTTCCAACATCTCGCGAGTTACTGCCCCGCGTTTTGCGAAAGGGCGTTCATCCGCCTCACGTAGATTGTCTGCGGCTTTCTCAACCGCCGCTTCATACCGACCCTTTGGTTCTTCCCTCCGCAGTGACGCAACAACATCTTCTAAACAAAAGCGGTAGGTATTACCGGCCTTTATGTAAGTCTCACGCGGGACGAACCCGCGCTTTACCCACTGCCTAACGGTAGATATTTTGACACCTACGTGTGCAGCTAGTTCATCTAAAGTAACGTACTTTGCATCTGACACTATTTTTTCCTCCGTACAGTTATAGTGTATTCGCTATCCGCGTTTAGACCGGGCGGTAGTTTGTCAGGGTTTTCTTCAAGAAAGCTACGCATATTAGTCTGATGGATACGCTTTTCTAGCAAATCCACAGCTTTATGCTGCATGATAAACTCGTTCATACTTTCCCAATCAGATGTCCAGAACTTAGTCTTAACTGATCTGTAGAAAGTACCCGTAGCGGTACGCACTGACTCAGCGCCAGTAGCTTCGCAATGATCGTTAAGCACCTGTTTAAATTTAGTCAGCTTCTCGTCCAGCGCACTGAGCTTGGCATTCATCTCGTCAGTGATAGCAGCTTTCCGATCACGGATTTTTATACAGGCGTCAACAAGACGGTCTAAACCGACCTCTTCAGCTTCGGTCATTTCATCGTTCTCCTTTATATTTTATTTAGGGATAGTGATTATATGTGCAGTTATTTTACATTTCAAGTACTTCATTGTACAAATCTATTATTTTTGTATGCACATCTATTCTTTGGTCAAGTAGTTTATATACTCTCTTCTCAACCGGCGAACCTTGTAACTGTACGACTGTACAAGGGTGTCTTTGCCCAGACCGATGCACGCGTGCATTAGCTTGAGCATAAGTTTCTAGCGAAGCCACTGGCCCCCACCACACGATAGTATTTGCTGCGGTCAGGGTCACACCATGCGCTGCGGCTTGTGGCTGTATTATCAGGACTCTGGGGTCGGCTGTGTCTTGGAATTCTTTAAACAGTTGTGTGCGTTTCGTAACGCTTACATCACCCCGGATAATCCCGTTAGATATTTTGTCCTTAATAAGTTTCTCAGATAGTATGTCGATGACATGCTTAAACGGGACAAAGATCAGTACCTTTTGACTAGCCTCGTCAATAACCTCCTTCAGAACTCTGTATCTGTTTTTAATATCAAACTCTACTGTCTCTCCACTGTCGGCATAGACTGCACCGCATGAGATTTGCAGTAGTTTGTTCATGGTTACAGCAGCGTTTGGTGCAGTAACTTGTTCTCCAGCAGCCATTGTTAGCATGTGGCTGCGTATAGCTTTGTAGTATTTATTCTGTTGCGCTGTAAGTTCGATCTCACGCTTGGCGTAAGTCATCTCCGGTAGATCAAGACATTGTTCCTTCGTATACCGAATGGCTGGCTGCAATGCAGCGTGTACCTTATTTACCGCGTTGTCTTTTGGAACCCATTTAAACTGTGTAACTTTATACATAACCATCTCACGGAAAGCGGAGAAGGTGCGCGGTACAGCCATTGGGTTTACCATCTTGGCTAATCCAAACGCGTCAAGAGGCGATTGAGCGGCGGGAGTGCCGGTCATCATCCACACCCAAGTGTCGGGTTTTATTATTCTGTTAAGTACTTTCCAGCGTTTTGAATTTGCGTTCTTGTAATGTGTGGCTTCGTCTACGATTATCAAGTCGTATCCAGCCATTTGTATATGTTCTTCTACTATCTCCACGCCATCGTAGTTAATAATCACAAAGTCCGAGTCACCCATGATTATCTTGCGGCGTTTGTCTTTTGGCCCATGCGCTATGTCCACGCTACGGTGCATAGCAAACGTAAACAGATCAGCCCTCCATGCAGAATCCATGATAGACAGAGGGCAGATGATTAAGACTTTGTTAATTATTCCTTGTTTGAGTAAAAAGTCAGCAGCCCAGATAGCAGAGGCAGTTTTTCCTGTACCTTGCTCGTTAAAGCAAAATGCTTTTTTGTTTAGCGTAAAGAAAGATGATGTAGTCTTTTGATGTTCAAAAGGTTTGTATCGCCCCGGCCAATCGTACTGACCTAGTATTGGGGACGGTACATTCTTGACGTTAAGGTTCTGTAGCACTCGTGCTTCGTCTACACCCCACTTAACTAGGACTTCGTTGTTGCCGAGATCACGGCTAGTCGGTATGGCTGTTGTAATTCTTTGGGGGTCACGAACCTTCAGGCGTAAACCCCTGTTATCAACTACTCTCATCGTTTCTCCAGATTACTTCTTTTTCTTTCTTTCGCGCTTGCTAGTCTCAGAAACTAATCGTCCTTTAGAATCTCGTTTAAACGATCTGTTTTTAGACTTACTTTGTATTTTAGTTCCGTGCGAGTTCTTACCGCCTTTACTCAAGGCTCTCTTGTGGCTAACGTCTTTGCCCTCTCGCTTGTCGGCTTTGCCATTCTTGTTTTTATCTACACCTTCCTTGTCTATCTTACGTCGCGCACGCTGTCTTTCCATACGGGCAGCGTGTTCTCCACGTTTCTTCTGTTGCTCGTACTCTTTTTTATACGGGCGTTTCTTCTTCGTGTACGGCATCATCTTCTCCCGTTATGAGGACACTCTAGTATAATGCAATGCGCCTTGCACAATCCAGTAGGTCTTGGGTTCCACACGTCTGTCACAAGAGTCTTTTCCAAAACCCCGTGTTTGATCAACCACTTCTTCCACAACTCAGATTCATCTTTACGTTCGTATGTTTCCTTAACCAACTTGTTACACACAACAAACAGCAACCCTGCTTTGACTGTATGCACTTCCGGAAAGTGTTTGAACACACATAACGCCATGAGTTCCAACTGACCGACATCAGCATACTTAGCAGACTTACCTGTCTTATAGTCAAATACTTTAGCTACACCTGTATCTCTGTTCAAGATAATTAGGTCAGCTACGCCTCGATACCAAACGTCTTTGCCAAAAAACTCACAAGGCTCCAAGTTAGACGTAATCCCCATCTGGTATTCACATAACTTGTCACCCGACATCGCCCGTAACTTGTCCAGCACATCTTGTGAGTAATCAAAGCGAGGGTCTAACTCATCAACCACTCCACTCACATACCGCTCCGCTGCCATGTGGTACTCGTTACCGTACCGCATTGCCTCAGTGTTGAAGTCCTCTTCGTAATCTCTTACGACCTTGAGGTGATAATACTTTTTCGGGCATTGCTCAAAAGTCTTTAGGCTGCTGTAAGACCATGCGGTTTTCTCACCCATTCGATACAGTCTCCGTAGTTCTTGCCAACTTCTACGTCCCCACGGACGGGTAGGCCAGATGCCCATTCGGGAACATAAGCCATGCAGGAATCTATGTAGTTACAAGCCTCTGTAACTTCCTGATCCGGTACACAGCATACCACAGAGTCATGGACTGTTAATAAAACTCTGTATTCCTTTTGTATTCTCAGCATTTGTTCTGCCATTACACAACGCGCTATTGCTTGACATACATTTTCAATAACTTTACCGCCGTATATTTTGATGTACCCCATGCGAGTCTTGTAGGAGTATTGCTCTCTACTTTCTTCGTCCAACTCCATCTTCAGTTTGTTATAGTACATGTTGAGGCCAGACGGTAAGCGGATAGCGTCTTCCTTCGGCAGCAGTTTTAGCACGCCCTTTTTACCTAGCGTTGCCACGGCGTTATTGTGCAGACCTTTTAATGCGGTGTTGGCGTCCCGCCACAACTGTGTGATCTTGCTGTTGGTGCTTCGATACACGTTCACGATCCGGCGGGATTCTGCCTCGTCAACTTCTACACCAAAGGTCTTCAACTGCTCACGGAATCTGATAGCACCCATACCGTAGCCAGCCCCAAGTATTGTGGTCTTACCTATGAACCGTTGCTCTGCCGTAACCTTTCCTACTTCGGTCTTGTAGATGTCACCAGCCATCTTCTTGTAAACATCTTCATCACGTTTGAACGCTAAGACCAGATCGTTCTGCTCTGCCAACCACGCCAGCACTCGCGCCTCTATCTGAGCGGAATCGGCTTGGATGAGGGTGTAACCTTCGGGGACGCAAATACATGATTTCAACACCTTTGCATTTGGCCCTCGTGATGGTAAGTTCTGTAAGTTTACCTTGTCGTACCCGCCCCATCGCCCAGTGTGCGCTGCGTAGTATTTAATAGGCACGGGCATCTTCTTGCCACGGGTAGCAATGTCTAGGAATCGCTCCGTTCTCGTTTCTTCTAAAGTACTTTTCAAGCCTAACCGTGCAGCTACCAGAGTCTGTACGTTTATGTCTTCGTGTTCTTGTAGTGCCTTGAAGCCCTCGTCTGTCTTGGCAAACGCATAGGTTTCCTTGCCTGTACGTGCGCTGATCTTTGTAGGAGGCTCAACCCCAGCGTCAAGCAATAGTTCTGCAAACTTGTTGTTGGACATCAGGTTGTCTAGCTCTACACCACTCTGTAGAAGAAGTTTCTCTTTTTGTTCTTTAAGGTTATCAAGATGGTTGTCTAGTTTGGCTACGTCCAGTTCGAGCATGGGTTCAATAAACATACGTAGAGTCATGTCTATCACTTTAAGTTCGATCATGGGAAACGCACGCTTCTTCATAAATATATCGAACAGTTGATAGGTCAACTCTACATCATTTATACAGTAGTCTCCGTACTCGGCTAGTTCTTCTTCGGTAAAATCCTCTCGTCGTTTACCTTCTGCCTTGAGTACTTCTTCTCCTTTCTGACCGATACCATACATATCAGACAATGCTTTAAGGGATGCACCAGCATCCACCCCATGAATAGCACGACCCATACTAAGAGTATCAAAATAAACCCTACCCCTAATGCCAAACAACCAATTAAGAATAGCCCCATCAAACAAAGTATTGTGAGCCAGTATTGCAGAGTTAGCCCAATCGTACTCATTCTGTAAATAAGTTTTGAGATCATCGAACGCCCCGCTTAACCATTTAGTCTTACCGTCGTTAACTTTTACAGCAACACCTATGACCTCAAAGTCAGGACTACGGACATACTGCTCAGTCGTTAACTTCTTAAAGCCAAAGGTTTTGCTGTAATAAGTTTCAAAGTCTACTGTAATTACATCCATTATAATTTTCTGCTTTCTTCTAAAGTTTTGTCGTACAAGTTATCAAGGTAGTCACGCCAATCCTGTAAGATGTCTAATTGGATGACGAAATGCTCGCTATGAAAATCTTCCCCAAGGTCTACTTCACCCTCCCCTGCGTTGGGGTCGTAGTATAAAGTGCCGTACTCCCAAACTTCTTTTGCCATTACAGTTTACCCTCTTCTATTAGTGCTATTCGGTTTTCTTCTTGCTTGATAGCAATGTCCTTTTTGCTTTGCCCTTGATAGGGTACGGCGAGAAGTTCTTTAATGAGTAACGCATTGATGGTCGTCCGTCCAACTTTGATCTCACCCAGATAGCGTCCAAACTTTCCCTTCTCTTTTGTTCTGAGCGGGTAAACCTCTCCCAGCTTGAGGACTTTCTCAACATAGGACTTTGCGAGTAGCCCGTGAGCCTTCTCCTGTTTATTTCGCGTCCGGCACTCGGGCGTGTCAATTCCATATAAACGAATACGCTGATTGCGTAACCAAATGTCAAAGCCAAGATCAATATCCACATCGACGGTATCTCCATCAACTATATATCTTATGGTAGCATTATATTCGTACATGTCTGTTTCCTTATTCTAAGTGAGCAAATTCTTTAGCTACGCGCACAGGACTAGGAGTGTCTAGTGTCACCTTGTTAAACTTGTTGTCCTTGATCCACTGATGGTACTTACCACGCACCTCTTCTTTTGTGGGTGCATGCCATACCAATCTATCCTCTTTGCTGTTTATCTCTAAACGCCAAAACTCTTTACCTACTTTCTTTATGATCATCGTTCTTCCTCTACTAGTTGTTCTCGTAATATGCTCTTTATAAATTTCTCACAGTTCACACAGTACCAACCCACTCGTTTTGCTTTTGGTGGTTCGTTCTCTGTGTAGCCTATGACCTCTAACATTAACTCACCACAGTCACATTGAGTTTCAAGGTTCTTGTACATCTTCTTCAACAAACTCCTCTAACTTCTCTACAGCTTCTATGATGCGTTTGCCTAACTGTATTAGTTCTTCGGCATGTTCCTCGTCTACCTTAATTGTTATCTCGAACATGCCTGTCCCACTCCCGCTCTCGCTCTTCGTCTGGATCAACTTCGTATGACCGCCATTCGTATCCATCGTCCTCATCGCCAACGCGGTTCGGGTTGTCGGGTAGTTCCCATTCGTCGTTATACACTCTGCCCATCATTATTCGTTCTCCTCCGCTTCCATGTATTCAACTTCAATATGGAAGGCGAATGACTCTGGCTCAATGTCCATGTCTGTCAGATACTCTAGGATCAGTTCAGACAAGTAGTTAGTTTCTGCTTTGGTAAAATCACCTAGCATTACGTTTTTTAGTTCTTTATCCATTTTCGTTCTCCTGTATATCTTTCAGTATCTCTCGCCTTAGTCTCTTGCGATCTTCGGGCGAACACTTACTTACAATTTTAATGTCGCTTAGTTTTAGTTTGTAGCTCGACGGATTCCAATACAGTGCAGCCGGAGGGTCAGTCACTAGCATGTACTGCCACTGCTCCCCGTCGATGTCTAGGTAGAAAGATTCACCTGTCACTCTCGTCCTCCTTTGTTAATGTACTGCTGTTGCATTTTCTCTTTCGATGCCGTGTTCAACTACTTGCCAAGTGTTAGACACAATCTCTGCAAACTTCTCTTCCGGCATACCAAAAGCTATAGCCACACCAATTACTTTAGTAAGAAGTATAGACTGCACCATACGTGCATCAGCATCGCCATCTATACCTTCGACTAAAGCCATTGCCACTTGTCTTTCTATTGCCTCGTACTTCTTGAGTGCATCCTCCACATTGTCAGTATCGAATTGTTCTAATAACTTATCATAGCTTGTCCTCCAACGGTTCTACAAGACGGTAAATATTTCCTTCGTAAGTAACTTGTTTTGGCCCTACAAAACTAGGCTTAACAAATATTTTCTTTTGGTATTGCGGGTGACGCCTGTACCGTGGATGGTTCAGTGTCTTCCAATGTCCACGCCTACGGTGTGGTTTAGGACTAGCGTGCGTGCCACCTTGATGCGGCTTTTGTGTGCTTGGTAAACGATCTAACAGTAGTATGTGTGGGCCACTAGCATTTACCCACGGACGTTGCTCTGCGAGGGGGCCAACTTTTTTCTTTGGTTTCTCTGGAAACTTCTCCACCGCGTGCTTCTCGCCGTACTTCATGTATGTCATAAGTTTCAGACAAATTTGTAGCACAGCTTCACTTATTTCTTTTGATATTTTGTAGTTTTTGTTAAACAGGTCTGGGGCATGGGCATACTCTTTTAGCATAGCTAACAAGGAACCAGATGCTGGGACGTAGGCATAAGTCGCTTCGTCATCAGGATCATTAGGATCGTAGTTGTCCATCAAGTAGTAACCACCAAATGCTCCGTAAAAACCAAGATTTTTATCTCTCAGATGGACACGCATATACACAGCCCGATCTTTTGGCGTGTCAGCTTCATGTTCATCGGGCGAATGAAATTGGAATACGTTTGGGTGCTTCTCACAAAAGTGTGAATATGTGTTATGTGTCTTTTCTATTTCCTCATCTATAGATAGTTCCATACCCATACTTACTCTTTGTTGAGGAGAAAGTTTGTCAGGATTAGTACACACGTATACCCACACATCCTGTCGTTCTGTCCAGCCTTGTAGATCGGGGTTCGTATTTGTGACGTGGTAGCAGAGCACAAATTCATCAAAGCTCCACTCATGTGTATCAACAACCGCTGGAACATCTGATACATGCCATTCGTCCCAAAGATAGTTATAAGGTTTGTCTCCAAACCACAACAGGGGACAACCTAAAACCGTATCAAAATATGCTTTTTGATGCCGCTTAGGCATAACTTTCAAGTTTCTTTTAGCAACTTGTAAAAATTCTATGTCTGGTCGTTTCATCGTTCTTCCTAGTTAAGTTATTAGTAAAGTGCGTGAGAGTTACGCAGCATTCCCCCACCCATTCAGGGTTCCGCATGTGAACATGAAATCCTGCCCACTTACGCTTCTCACGACTAGTCGTAGCGTGACTTATCCGGTGTACTCAGCCGTGTTAGGAATCGCACTTAGGTCACATCGAATAACCTAAAAACAAGGGGACACAACTGTACACTGCGGGTGTTTGCCAATGCACATCCACCGCCCGCTGGGATGTGGGCAAGGGGAAAATTCTCAAAACCTTGCCCTACAACAAATCTACTTGTCTACATCAAATTCTAATATTAACTGTTGCCATGATTGCCTGCGTGGGCCGTCATGTTTTCTTGATTCTAAAACTTCTTTTACAAGATGTACGTTATCTTCATTTACTACCCACCCAACACCTCCGGCTTCGTTTATGTTTTCCAGTTCACGTAACTGAAGGGCGGTAGGTTTGTTCTTTCCTGCTTTGCATTCAATACCGTAGAACCAACCTTTGTAACAGACGATTATGTCGGGTACACCTGACCGTCCATAACCGCCCGTTGCTGGAAAGAAGTAGTACACATCATCCATACTCTTCAGTTGCTTCACTACTTCCTGCTTTACTTTTTTCTCCGGTGTCATCGCCATCAGTATCTTCCTCGCTGGGGTAAACCCAGAACGTGTATTTACTTATGCGCCTACCAATGTCTGGTATGTCTTCAGTAGGTGGGTCGTAACTACGCATTTTCAACACAGCTAACTTCCTTCGCATCCAGCTTGGTAAGTTGTTTATATGGTGAAGTTTAGAGTCTAGTAAGTAATCCCACTTGTTAGTGTCATCACCCACCTTGTCTAGTATCACCTCGTCATAAACCGTGCCGTCCTTGTCTACAAATACCTCAAGCCTGAACGCATCACTCACTCGGAAATACCTGAGCAAACTCAGTGGGGTTCAAGAACACCATAGCGTGCTTGCCTCCTGTGCTTAGGAAATCCTCAAGCATGAACGCACCGACGTTGGGTATGTACTTGTACTGCTCCCAACTCTTGATCAAGTTCTCCTCATTGATCTGCATCGCAGCCAGCTTGGATTTGATCACATACGGCATCGCGCTTGCGGTTTCATGCACGGTGAGTTTGTCAACAAAACCCTGCGGCTCAGTATATCCGTCCCGCCCTGTAGACTTCACTGTGTAGCAACGGGCCACGTCCTCATCACCAAACTGTGAAACAAATACAGGAATTAGTGAGTTAGCCTCGTCGATTTGTTCATGCAAAGGTTTGATAGCCTCCAGATGTTCCTTCGCTCTCTCCACAAGTTTTTCACTTGCTGGTATGTACATCTCCATGTTGCCAGTAAGTGCGTGAGCAAGCCATTCCATCAATACGGGTTTGTTATCTTCACGCCTAACGTCTGACCAAAAGTCACCCACTTCTTTGTAAAGTGCAACTTGGTCTGTCTCCAAAACATCCTTAAACATACTCGCCATCTTGTTATAGGAATAGGCAACGATAAGGTCAAAAGTTACAGCGGGACATCTAAGCACTTCGTTAACTACTTTCTTAACATCGTTCGTGCGGATAGCAGCCTTGTCTGTAAGCCTAGACGGATAGGGGTTGTTACTGTTGGCCCGTTGCTTGTGTATGAACGGCGAGACCACCCAATACCTCACCGTATCAACGCCCAGCATGTTCTCTTCCATAGACCATGTGACCAGAGCGCGGTACATGAGATCGCCTTTGTACTTAATACCAAGAGCGTTAAACTTGGTCGGCTCTTGATGGAAACGATTCTCATGGGTCATTTGTATGGGCGTAGCTTCGTACCCCACACACTTGTTTATCGCGGTCTCAACATCTCTAAGTTCCTCGTCCACATCTAACGGATTGTCATATTCAGCTTTACGGTAGCTGTGCGGGTTGAAGTACTTTAATAGATTTCTGTTGTTCATATATGTTGTTGCTTGCATCACCGTTCTCCTATATAAGCACGTCTAACTTTTTGCCGACGCTTGGTTTTACTTCTCTGTTGTTCAGGACTGCCCATAACACAGGCATTGTCCACGTACCCCACCCACCCCATAGCTTACCGTCAGTCAGTACCACGACGCCCTCGGCTTGGATGTTGTTCTGCTCTATGTACTCATGCACACAAGTTACGTCAGTGCCGCCACCTCCCTTCGGCTTAGTTGTGTTAACAAGTTCAGACAGTGGTATGGCTGTCTCACCATAGACTTCGTGCGAACGAACCTCAGTATCCCAGTAAATCACATGCACATTGTTGATTGCCAGTGTCTCAATAATATTACGCACCACTGACATGAACTTGGTAAGTTGTTCAGACTGAACACTACCTGACGTGTCGATGGCAAGGACAATATCATCTAGCTTGTCCTGTATGCGGCTCGGTCTGATGATGTTTATCGGCATGTACTTGCGGTTCGGAATGCGGAATGTACCGTCCTCACCCCCGCTGCACGTATCAACGAACCACTCTTGAATGATGTCCTCCCACGGGATAACTACCTCAACAAGTTCTTCAAGAGTTTTGTTACCCGCCTTGCCGGACTTCTCTGCGGCAAGTAGTCCCTGCCGTATGGCTTCCTGTATGTCGTTGGTGAGTTCGCGTTGCTCCTCTTCGGACAGTTTCTC